AAAATAATAAAAGATCGACTACAAGCTGTTGGAGATACGATGATAACAGGTGGGGTTGACAACATGGAAAAATATCAATATATGTTGGGTCAAGCAAGATCTTATAATTATTTATTACAGGAAATCTCTAACCTGCTAAACAACAAGGAGCAAAAAGATGAGCAAGGAAACGTTATCGATATCAAAGGAAATTCCAAAACATAACAATGCTTTGGAAGAAAAATACAAAGATATCAAAGAAAAAGAACCATTAAATCCAGAAACAATTAAAAAACAAGAATCCCAGCTACCCGAACCTAGCGGCTGGAGACTTTTAGTTTTACCCTTTACACCAAAAGAAAAAACTAAAGGCGGAGTTATTTTTACTCAAGAATCTTTAGACAAAATACGTATTTCCACTAACTGTGGTTATGTAATTAAGTTAGGACCATTGGCCTATAACGATAAAGAAAAATATCCAACAGGACCATGGTGCAAAAAAGGCGATTGGGTTATTTTTGCACGTTACGCAGGATCAAGATTACCCATTGAAGGCGGAGAAGTTCGTTTATTAAACGATGACGAAGTTTTAGGAACCATAGAAAATCCTGAATCCGTTCTTTATAACATTTAATCATAAGGAGAAACTATGCCAGAAACAGAAAAAACAGAAGAAACAAAAAACGACATAATGGTAGATATAGATACTTCAGGACCTGAAGTAGATGTAATTTTACCAGAAGAAAAAACAAATGAGGTAGAAAATGAAAAACCTATTAATGAAAATATTAAAAAGGTTGTTGAAACAAAATCGGAACCAGAAGCTCCAATTGAAGAACCCATTAAAGAGGAAACAATTCAAGAAAATAAAGAAACTGAAAATAAACAAGAGTTAGAAGAATATAGCGATGGAGTTAAGAAAAGAATTGCTAAACTAACTAAAAAAATGCGTGAAGCAGAAAGACAAAAAGAAGCTGCTATACAATACGCACAAGGAATTAAAGCAGAAGCTGATAAAACTAAAAATAAACTATCTAGCATGGAACCAAATTATATGAGTGCCATGGAGGGTAGAGTTAAATCTGGTTTACAAGCAGCGGTAGCAAAACTTACAACAGCAAGAGAATCTGGAGATATTCCAGCAGAAGTAGAAGCTCAAAAAGATATTGCTAGATTAGGTTTAGAAGAAGCAAGAGTAGATATGATGAAAAGAAAGGCTGTTACTGAAAGTAAACAAAAACCATTAGTACAACCAACTCTTGATCAAGCTATTGCTCCTAAAATTACTGCAAATGATCCTAAAGCAGAGGAGTGGGCAGAAAAAAACGAATGGTTTGGTAAAGACAGTGCCATGACATATACAGCGTTTGATTTGCATAAAAAATTAACAGAGCAAGAAGGATTAGATCCTACTACCGATGAATATTATGTAGAAATAGATAAAAGAATGCGTATTGACTTTCCCCATAAATTTGGTACAACTGAACCAAAGGTTACGACTAAACCTACACAACAAGTCGCTTCGGCGAAGCGTAGTGTAAACCCTAGTCGCAATACTGTGAGACTCACACCGTCACAGGTTACAATCGCTAAAAAATTAGGTGTGCCATTAGAAGAGTATGCGAAACAATTAAAAATCACGGAAGGAGTATAGGCATATGACAAACGAAACAGAAAAAAGAACTTCACGTGCGGGTCAAACTAGAGTTAAAGAAGAACGAAAAAAAGTTTGGACTCCACCATCATCTTTAGATTCACCCCCTGCACCAGACGGGTACAAACATAGATGGATAAGAGCTGAAACAATGGGATTCGATGATACGAAAAACATGTCAGCTAAACTTAGATCAGGATACGAATTAGTGAGAGCTGACGAATACCCTGAAATAGATTATCCAACTTTGACCGAAGGTAAATACAAGGGAATGATCGGAGTTGGCGGCCTTTTGCTGGCAAGGATATCTGACGAGTTAGTTGAATCAAGAAAAGCGTATTTTGCAAAACAAACACAAGACAAAAATGACGCTATCGACAACGACCTCATGAAGGAACAGCATCCTAGTATGCCGATCAATAGTGATCGACAAACTCGTGTAACCTTCGGTGGTACAAAGAAAAGTTAATTTTTTAACGATTCCTGGGTTAATCCCTACCAACGAAATAACAATTAACCCGTTTATGTGTAAAAGCATAAACATAACAAGGAAAATAATATGGCAAATCAAGACGCAGCTTTTGGGTTTAAACCCTCAAGATCTTTAGTCGGTGGTTCTATTCGTAACAACGTTTACAAAATAGCCGCTAACTATGGCACTTCAATCTTCTCTGGTCAAACAGTAGAAGCACAAGCAGCCGGCGGTATTGAAGCAGCAGCAGCAGGAGACACTCAACAATTAGGTGTTTTCGGTGGCGTGCAATATACCGATCCAACATCAGGAAAACCAACATTTAAGCCTTTCTATGCAGCTAGCACAAACGCAGCTGACTTAGAAGCTATTGTATACGACGATCCTCAATTGATCTTCGAAGTACAACATGATGGTACTGGAACAGCAGCGATGAACTTTTCAGCATTTGATTTTACAGGAGTAGCAGGAAGCACTATCTCTGGACAATCAACTCAAGAATTAGATACATCGACTAGTGGTACGGGAGGTGGTTTTAAACAACTATCAATCGTAACAGATCCATCGAATGATGATACAAGTTCAGCAAATGCGAATGCATTCGTAGCATTTAATACTGGTGAACATGTGTTTAAATTAACAACAGCAATATAGCTAGAATAGGAGAATAAAAAAATGGCAATATCAAGAGCACAACTAGCGAGAGAGCTAGAGCCAGGTTTGAATGCACTATTCGGCTTGGAATACAAAAACTACGCAAATGAACACACAGAAATTTTCGATACTGAAAACTCTGACAGAGCTTTTGAAGAAGAAGTAATGTTATCAGGTTTCGGTAATGCGGAAGTAAAAGGTGAAGGCACAGCCGTAAATTACGACGATGCTAAAGAAACGTTTGCAGCTAGATACACACACGAAACGCTTGCTTTAGCGTTCTCAATCACAGAAGAAGCGATTGAAGACAATTTGTATGATAGACTTGCGTCTAGATATACAAAAGCATTAGCTAGATCTATGGCTAATACTAAACAAGTAAAAGCGGCAAATGTGTTAAACAATGCGTTTGACAGTGACTTCACTTTTGGAGATGGAGTAGAACTTTGTTCTGCTGTTCACCCAATCGTTGCAGGAACTTTCAAAAATGAACTATCAACGGCAGCTGATCTTAACGAAACATCGTTAGAGCAAGCTCTTATTGATATCGCATCTATGACTGATGAGAGAGGCTTGAAAATAGCAGCAAGAGGAATGAAATTAATTATTCCTTCTGATCTGCAATTTACAGCTGAAAGATTGATGAAATCTACTCAAAGAGTCGGAACAGCAGATAATGACATTAACGCAGTAGTTTCTATGGGAATGATTCCACAGGGCTATGCAGTTAATCATTACCTAACTGACACAGATGCGTTTTTCATTAAAACAGATGTACCTAACGGTTTAAAACACTTTGTTAGATCACCTGTTAAAACTACAATGGAAGGCGATTTTGAATCTGGAAACGTAAGATACAAAGCTAGAGAGAGATACTCATTTGGAGCATCTGACCCTAGAGGTATCTTCGGATCACCAGGCGCAGCGTAATCATTAATTTTATGTGGCGGTCTAAAAACCGCCACATTTAAAACATACAGAAATAAAACTCATGAAAAAATTCTTAATTAAAATTACTGCCTACGGTTACATAACCGATTTTACAATTATGGCAGAAGACAATTCTAATAGTATCGAAAATGCAATCCTTGACAAACTAGGAAAAAATGATATTAATTGGGAGAAGTCAGGCTTTTATAGTTTGACAAAAAAATGGTTAACCTTTGAGGAGATTAACGATGACAAACTTACAAGACCTATACAAACAGAAAAGGTCTCTGGAGTTGAGTTGGGAGCAGGAGCATCTTAACGAGGGTAGATATACTCTTGATATGGTCAGAATAGATCATAAAGTCAGACAAGTAATTGCTGATATTAAGACAAAAGAAGCTGAGTTAGCACACCATGTTAGCAAAGTAGAAGACTCTGCACCACAAGTTTCCGTAGCTACTTAACAAAAAGCTACACCACTGAAATACCACTTTCACTACAGAATCTCTTGCACTCTATTTAAATCTGTTGTATATTTATCACACTGTATATTAAATAAATAAAATGTAGACGCATACAGTCGACATCCCTAGGGACTACATTTAATATTCTAGGAGGAATATAACATGGCAAACACAACGTTTACAGGCGCAGTCCGTTCAGAGAATGGCTTCGTTGATATAACAAAAACAGCATCAACTGGTGCAATTACAACTAACTCTACTTACTCTACTGATGCTTCAATTGGTGGAACTTTAGATGTTACAAGTGCAAGTACCCTTACAGGCAATGTATTTGCTAAAAACATTGCGCCAACTATAACGGGTCAAACAATAACTGCAAAAGCTACAGCAAGTACAAATACATATGTTGCAGGTATTAACGTTAACCCTTACACAGGAGCAAATGCTCAGGTAACAACTTTACCAGCGGCAACTTCAGGAGTTATAGTAATACATTCTCAATCAGTTGATACAACTGGTGGAACAGCTACTTTAATTTTTGATTGTGCAGGAACTGATGTTATTGAAACAGGTTCTGTATTTGAATCTAGAGCAAGTAGTGCAGTAATTTTTGA